GTGCCTTCTTCAATTAGCCCCCGGCTGACCTGGATTAATAAAAGGTGAGTCTGCATCAACTCGGATTGTTGTCTGTCCGTTTTGTATTAATTTGGATTGATTTGCACCTTTTGGAGAGATTTTGAACCGAAAGGCAGGGGGGGTAGAACGCTGTGCTAAAAAAACGCTTTGGTCTTGATCCTTCTTTTGAATATTGCATCGTCTACACGCACTAGTGCAATTGTCCAGGCTATCTTCGCCTCCCTTGACCTTAGCAACGATATGGTCAACTTCATTAGCCACGTCACCACAGTAAGTACACGTATAACCATCACGTCTTAGCACCTGCAATCTTAGTTTCTTCCAATGAGTAGTAGCTCTGTATGGCTTTAATGCCATCCTTTATCCTTCCAATGCTGGTATGCCTTACAAGCACACCCATCATACCTATGCTTAACATATTTTAAATGTACCTTTACTTGCTTATAGGGATCTAATGTGCCATACCACTTAGAGCGCATCTGTCCTAATCCATAATGGCTACCATTTCTAGCCTTATAGTTCCATCTACTCTCATGATGTATAAGCCAGTTATAGCATTCAAACTGTTTCCATTCCATTTGATTATACGCATACAATTTAACATTCATAATATGATAGCTGCGCTTCTCAGCAGCGTTAGTTTGTATTGTTTGCAGCGGCAGTAGTGCAATTGCTAATCCAGCAATAAACATAGCTCTTGCGAATGCTTGCTTGCCGTGCAAGCTGCCTTTCAGGCTTGCTGGCATGCTAAGCATACTCATAGTGTCAAATCTATTTGTTAGTTGTGCGTAACCTTGGGCGTGTTGCATGCCTCGCAGTAATCTCTTTTTCCATATATCCATAGTCCACATCCTTTGCAACGATGTATTAGATTAGGTTCAGTAGCCACTTGCCTGCAATAAATATACTAAGTCAGCCAAGGTGAGAACAGCAACGTATTGCTCAACGGATTTCTCACCCTGACCATTTAGACGTAGAACACCCACGCCCATCCCTTTGTTTGCCTTGCGATCATGAAGTTGGCGCATAAGCCCAGATAAGTCCAAGTTAGTCCGAGCTTTGATTTCAATATCCAGGCCATCTATTCCGGTGATGTCTGAACCATCTCTACCAGCTCCAACAGGTAGCGCATGCTTCCAGCCTTGCGTTTGCAGATATTCTGCTACAATACGCTGCGTTGCATAGCCTCGGTGCTTGCGACTTTGATTACTCACTTAGTTAGTCCTAACTTGGCATGTGTGGCATTTGCAAGGTTTCGTAGACCCAGCCGTTATTGGCTCATTGCAATTGTCGCACACGTCAAGTAGTTTATCCATTACTAACACATTAATCACCCCGCTATCAATTCTTCATCTTCTGGCCTAAATGACCATGTTCCATCTTTGCCTAACATCATCCATATCATTTTGCAATGCTCAGCTTTACGCTTATATGGCAATGAACAACCCCAGCCACGATATGCACCCTTAGCACCTGTGCCTTCCCTTAGTACACGCGCGCCGTGTTGACAAGTAGGCAATGGATGTGCCCCTACTTTCTCAGCTAATAGCTCTAAAGCATTATCAAATACAGGATCTAAATCAGCCGGTGGCTCAATTGTGGTATCCCAGACTATTTCAGCTGTTGGATTTGTTGCCTGTAGAAACTCTTTATGACTTTCTGTGCGTACACGTATTGGAGTGTCTGACTTAGCTTCATTAACCTTAGCCATTTCAAGGCTGCTTGCTCGCTTTCCTTTAGCACTAAGTCCGAGATTAGCCAGGCATCTTCCAATTGCGCTAGTTTCGCAATTCTCAAACCAAAAATCGCGATCAACACCCCTATCCTTGCGAGCACCGCGCGCATAACCAATAGCGGAAGCAGCAGTATCAACGTGGGTACGATAAGCAACTGCCTTAAATATAACAATGCCTTTTTCTTCGTCATTGGTAATGAGTTCTGTGAGTATTGAGCCGTCTTCATAGGTTTCATAGAATTTGTGTATCCTCGTATCTACATCTTCATAGTTTGCTAAATTAAACATCTAATGTTTCTCCTTTTGCATAGTCAATTTGTTCCTTCAAAGTCCAAGTGCTGCCATCTGGCCATTCTTGAACTTCATTGGCGCAAGATTGGCAGTAATGCCTGACAATCAACTTGCCATATCGCTTACTTGTAATTTGCCATACAGCTTGCGTTTGTCCACGTAAACTGCTAGTGCCCCATCGGCCTTTGCAATAATCACACCAAGTTCCCTTAGGTGATCTAGAAAGCATTAAGATCATCCCAATCTTTGACGGCGAGTTCTCCGGCAATGGCGAAGTAGGCAACGGCATCCACCCAAGAATCGTGATTTGATTTAGTTTCCATAATTCTTGCGAGCTTGACCAATGCCATACAGATTGCAATGTCCATCGGCTCAATAGGTCGCTCAAAATATGATTCCCAGAGCTTTGCCGTTCGTAGCATTGTGTGGTCGTAATGACCATGCGTTGACCCTCTGTTAATGATCGTGTCGTTTGCATTAGTCAAAATGTCTTTCGCTCGCAACTGATTTTCCTCGCCTGTACCCATCTGCCCAGCCTTCCTTATATCCTTTTTCCTTAATGAATACACCGATTGTGTAAACACCTAAAACAAATAAAAAGCAATAGAGTGCTAACTCAACTAAACGAATATCATTCAACATCTGCGCTCACCCCATGTACATCAAGAAAATAAGCAGCCAAAACTTCACGGCTTATTCTGCCGCGTTGTTGGCTCATGCCTAATTTCTTTTTAGCGTAATCACGTATGTATGAAGCTCGCACAAAATGCTTGCCATCGGTATACGCACCCGACTTACGATCATACTTAATCGTCATGCCCTAAACCCCTTTCAAATAGGATTTCAAATCCTATTTTGAAGGGTCTATATGCTATTTGTCAATAAGCGACACGCCGTCAAAGTTATCCATATGATCATCAATAGTCCTATGGATTGGAAATATATCCTCAACCATAACGCTTGCCCTCAACCAAAAAGCTGCCATCTTTTCCTATTGGTATTGCTACTGGCTGCACACGTTTTCTGTCTATGTAAATTATTCCAAAACCTTTTTGCCAGTTAAAGGTTCCGCGTGTGTAATAGGCTTGGCTCTCATCCATTAAATGTCCAACTTCAAAGCCTGTCAGAACACCCCTTAAAACGCCCCCAGAAGCCGTTGTAAAGCTTGAAATCCCCTGTCTATGGGTATGACCACAGACCACCGATAAACCATGCCTTTTAGCCGATTCTAGGGCCGTTAAACCCCCTTGTGGCTTGATGCTCTGTTCATCACCATGCACCATTACCCAGCCATCATGGAACTGATATGGCTTGCTGTGGTAAGTAATGCCTAAATCATCCAGGTGTAGGAACTTCTCTATGGTCAGCTCAGGCAGACCAATAAGGCCAGGCAACCGCTTGCTTAGTGAGTTGTAAAGTCTTGCCCCGTGATTGCTTCGGCTGAGGTGTCTAACCTGAAGCTCGGCGAGAACTCGGACAGTTTCATCACGATCTCTACCAATGCTTCCCGACCACTCATCCCTACCGGTTGACCATCGGCTAATTGTTTGGAAGTCAATCTCATCGCCCACACATAAAACGTCATCAGGCTTGTACTTTCTGATGAACTGGGCAACATTCTTTACTGCTTTCTTATCGTGAAAAGGTACTTGTAAGTCGGATATGACTACAATTCGCTTAATCTTCATCCTCATCTTCATCATCGTATGGAGAATGATCAGGATTATTTATTACCCAATCGGGCAAACGCAGCTGTTCTTCAATGTACCAGCGCGCCCTATCTTCACCATATCCAGCACGGACTAAGGCTTCATAACATTCAACAATAGATGCAGCCCATATATCTATGGGTAGCAAAATGTCAGCCTTTGTTCTACGCGCAGCGGCTTCTTTCCGCTTACGCTTAGCGGCTTGTTCGCTTTTTGATATTTTTCTTGCGCTCATGAGTAAGCAATTCTAAGACCATAGCTTCTAGTTTATTGATGCGCGACACGATATTTGATGCTTCAAGAATTGTTGGCACTTCATGTCTAATAATGTATCTAAGCCCCCCGACAATTAAGGCACAACAAGAAAGGATGGCAGCTACAAAGCCTGCCCATTCAGCCGGGCTCAACGCCGACCAAATGCCAAATCGTTAGGGTTAAGCCATCTCAAGATTACTGGAAGGCTTGCTACTAACGCTGCATTTACAATTGCATGTGCATCCCAGCCCACCGCTAAATAAGTTGCTATTCCGGCGGCTAAAAAGCTTCTTGCCCAGCTTGCGCTTACTTGCTTTGCTTGTTCCATTTAAGGGCTCTCCTGTTAGTATCGGTATTTCAAACATACTGCCATCTGAATCGCCCTTAGCAGTAAAACTAATGTGTATATGTGTCTTATGTGGATTTATCCCTGTGTATTTTCTCCACTTGTAGTTTTTCTTCCAACTCGCAATTTTGCTGTTGAAGATAATGTAGCTGATTCTTTTATCAGTTCTGGCAAGTAGCCGTAGCTGATCCGCCAAATCAAATGCTTCGGCTGGGTTGGTTTGCAGATTAGCGTTAATGTCAATGGCACGTACAATGCCTTCAGCAGTTGGATTGTGATCGGACTTACGCGCTGCATGACGTTGATCACCGAGCCACCCCTCTGGTGAAGTTCGACTTCTATCGGGGAACGCATCATCTATCTGCTCGCGTAATTGCTGACCAGCTTTGCATAGTTTAGGCATTATCTTGAGGAATTGTGCCTAGTTAAGTGCTGCGATCTCGTCTGCTGTCAGACCGAGTGCTGCCAGTTTAGCCTCAGCGCTTGCCTTAGCATCTGCCTTAGTCTGTGCTGCTGCTTCCTGTGCTGCCTTAATTTCTGCAAATGCTGCTGCATCTACTTCGCGTTGTGCGATTTCTTCAGCGGTAAGTTCTACCTCAGTAGTTACTCCAGTTGAGCAATCTACGATTAGTTTGGTTGGCATTGTTTTCCTTTCTTAGTTTTTCTTGATTCCGTATAGGGTGGCTGTTGAGTATTGGGCAAAAGTTCCTGAGCCAGGCGTAATTTTTAGACTTGTAATTGCGGCAGAGTCAGACCATAGACCAGCAGTTAAAGCGGCTATTGCGGCAGTTGCGTTGTTTTCTGTAATGTGATCAACACTTACAGATTTATTATTGCTTCCAGCATAGTTAGGAATATAAGCTTCACCGCTAGAAAAAGTTGATGCAGTTGCGCTAGTACCAGTAGAATACGCAGAAAAATCAATTGCCGTAGTTACTGAATGATTAACACTTGCTGCTGCGGAGCCATCTCCATAAAGTAATTTAGAAGTATAGTTAGATGTTGAATTGTTAAATGAAATGCGGTTGTTAATGTAGTTAGCAGCATCACTACCTCTTAAAGAATACTTAACTAAAATGTCCGTATAAGTAGCAGGTATGCTAGTAAATTCTATATTAGCAGCCCCACCACTACCCACAGTTACTGTGGCTATTGCCTCAAATGTGTTAGCCATTATGCCGCCTTAATTCCGTAGAGTGTGAAGGTTGAGCCTGTGTCAAAATTACCGCCTGTAAGTCCTATAACTAATTCTGTAATAGCAGAGGTAGAACGCCATAAACCTACCAATGCCTCTGTGCCAGGCGCATTTGATGCACTAGCCCTATTGTTTCTGCTTAGCCAAGTTTTGTAAGTTGTAGCATTTGAATAATTCATAAAAGTAGATACAGATACAAATTCAAATGCGGTATTGGGTGATATTTCTTTTGATATATTTCCTACTGTTTGTGATGACCTTCTTAAAGAAGCAGCAGTAGAACCATCACCGCGTAAATTGGTTAAAGAATAATTGCTACCTGTATCATTATTAATTTTTACTGTAACTTCTTGACTCGTTGTTGTTGTTTTCAAATTGGTAACTAAAACTAAATCCGTATAAGCGCCGCTAATGGTAGAAAATGTAACTGTTGCCGCAGCGCTGCCTAGCGTTGTCGTTGCTATCGGTTCATAAGTTATAGGCATTATGCGCTCCGTATTCCGTAAAGGGCGAATTGGGAGTATTGGGTATAGTTTCCAGCCGCTACTGTAATTTCAATTGAAGTTATAGCGTTAGTGTTGGCTTTGTAAAAACCAGAAAGAAAATCAACATCACCAGAACCGTTCGCATCGCGGCCACCAAAGCCCCTAATAGTTTTATTTTTATTAGTGCTGGTGTAATCCAAAATGTCTACCACTCCAGCGCCAAAAGTATTTGAAGCGCTAGATTGTCTTGGTGCATACATTCCATCGTTTTCATAGCCAACAGTTACTGCAGAGCCAGTTCCATTAAGAATGTGATAAGCATAATCTGTAGCGGTAGTGCTGCCATTAAATCTTATGCGAACAAAATAATTAGCGGTGTCATTTCTTGCTATGTAGCGTAATTGGAGATGACTATAAGTTTGTGGAATAGAAGAAAAAGTAATAGATGCAGTAGCCGTTGCTAGAGTAGTAGTAGCAATAGACTCAAAGTCGCCATTATCTACACCTAATTTAGAACTGGCGATAATGCCCAAGATATTCATTAAGCAATATCTCCTACTACCAAAAATGTATTTGAGGCGGTGCAGATAATAGAAGCTGCGCTGTATCTTGCGCGTAGTTTAGGTGCTGTTGCTGTTGCACCTGTTGAGTTGATAGTTACGCCTGCGCCTTGCGCTAGTGTTACTTGACCTGCGCCAATTTGAGCTATATTTATTACATCACCTGCGCTAAAAACGCTTGGCGGCACAGTTAAAGTTATTGCGCTGGCATTGTTTAGAGTTACTAGCTGATTTAGGTTAGCTGCTAATAGCGTGTATGTAGTGCCTGTTTCTGCATCAAACTCTAGTTTTAATCTAAGTACAGCTGTACCGCTAGTAACGCCGCCTGATAGCCCTGAGTCTGTGCCAGTTGTAATGCCAGTTATATCACCTGTGGATCCAACAGATACCCAGTTTGAACCATCATAAACTTCTACTGAATTAGTATCTTGTAAGTAAGACATCATGCCTTCAGCCAATACACCGCTTAGCGCGCTTGTGCGAGCTGCTGAGCTTGCAAACACCATAACTGTTTGCTCATTCAAATACGTATTGACCTGGGCTGCGGTAAGCACATCCCCGGTATTGAACAACTTATATCCTGCGCCTGCCATTTGTTCTCCTTAGTAGCTCAGCACGTCTGTGTCTAGTATACCCGATATATCGGAATCTAAGACAAAGCCTGCCAGTAGCGGTTCTGTTGTGTATAGGGTAGTCATCCAGGATGACTTGGTAATGTCGTGATGAATAGCATTCACTAGGCTCGATTGCACCACGCTGCTAGAGCCTGGGGTAGTCTTGGTAACTGTTACCCCATCTAGTAATTCTATGTCTATGCCTGCTAAGGGCTTATTGGCGTTAGCATCATCATAGAGATTTAGCTGGATGCTATCTATGCGTATCTCAGGGTCTTTGCGTGTGGCTAGGATGCCTTGAGCCTGATTTAAAGCTTCAGCATTTGTCTGTACCAATATGCCTGAGCGTGTGCCTGAATGAAGGAAGAACTTATCAATTGAAGCCTGGTCAAAGGCATTCTGAGCTGTACCGCCTAGGCGTGTAATAGTTACGTCATTAATAAGCGTAGTATCGTCTAACGCTACTACTGCATTGGTGTAGGAGATGTCCACGCCTTGATCACTAAACTCATAGACCGGGAAGGCTGGGTTAGAGATTAGGTTGTCACGGCTAACAAAATCTACCTTGCCATTTACATCAACAAAGATGCCGCCAAACTCGCTCTGCTCTACTGTAAATAAGGCTTCTAAGGCATCTCTGGCGGTTCCTGGGTCTGCCTGTAGGGTGGAATCACCAGTATCCACATTGCGTAGGCTTATAGGCCATTGTATCTCGTCTAGGATGGCATTTACGCGAGCCCCTGAGAGCTGCACCCCTGAGCCTGCTACTGTGTCTATGGCTGAGCCTGCCAGCAGTTTAAAGCCATCTACGCACTTTAAGGTAACTGTGCTTAGTTCCTCATTGCCTTGCCTAAAGCCAGTATCGTAATTGGTAATGAAACCTGAAAACAAGAAGTAGTCATTGCTCGCATAAGTAGCAAATATAATTATTTGCCTTAAAGGTACTAAGTTAGGATAGTAAACGCTATTAGGGTTAGTCGGATTCCAATCGCCATTCTGATCATAGAGAACTACGTTAGCGGTTCCAGCTTCAAACTTAGATGTGATGCGATTGCGACCCCGGCGTATATTTACTTTAGTTACTAGGTTTGTAATCTCAACTGGCAATGTGCCAGAGCCAAGCGTATTAGTACCTAAAATACCTTCAGTAAGGCTATCTAGGATAAGTGGGTTGATTTCAAATGCAGTATCGCTATCAAAATCAACGAATACCCTGATTGTAGGTGCTGGCATTAGATAGCTATGCTGCTAAACAG